CACAATATATAAGCAACTACGCTATCGCTTCGCAGCTCATATATTTCCTACGTTAGAAAAACATTGCCTACCCGCGTTTGTACCCATTATTTTTAAGCATTTTGTCTATGTTTTTTATTTCTTTTTTCATCTCTGTATCCCAATCCCCTTCTTCTTCCGGCCCAGCTGAACACCCATACATAGCCTCAATAGTGTCAATAATATTTAACATACTTTTGAGTTGCTTATCTGTAAATTCTAAAACTATTTTTCCCATCGCTCTAAAACGTTTTCTAACAAGCTTGTAATATGCCATGCCTGTTATTGTTAGTGCCGTGAAAATTTACTTTGTTCGGCTTGCACGGCACATACAAGCCGGGACGTTAGCGTTCATACTAACGATGGTATTTATAAGGTCGTTCATGTCCTTTTTTACAATGCTTCGCTCTTGGCACGAATGGCATATCAATTAATTTAGGTATCTCAATTTTTGTTGGCTGGATAATTTTATCAAAGTTATCAATCTCACTAATGGGTATTTCATCAGCCTTTTCAATAAAAACAATATTGTCGTGTCCCAACTGGTTTATTATTTCTCTTGCTGTTTGTGTACCAGCTCCGCATCCTACTACTAATACTTTCATATCTGGTAAATAAGCCGTACGAAACGCTAACAACAGCTATAAAAAATAGCGGTTTAGTGCTGTACGGTCGGTTAATATTTCAATTTTACTTAATCTCATTTTGATACTTTTTGTGCTTCGATTTCCGCTACTTTTCATAGCTTCGACCGTTACAGGCAGTTCGGTAATCCCGAACAACCACTCCCTAAAACAACCAGGCAAAAGGCACAATAAGTTTCCACACCGTTGCTTTTTTCATACCTTGATGTCTTGCAAAGATGTATAGAACAGGTTCTATCAAGATAATTCCGTAAATAATGCTCATTAACAACATACCTTGTAAAATTTTGAAGTTTAAATTCGATTCAAAGTCATGCGCGACTCATACGCGAAGGCTCTTTCAGTTATCTTATCCAATAGCGAATAATCTACTTCGTAGAGGTCAGCAATCATTTTCTTATCCTCACCTTTTGCAATTGCGAAACGAGGAGCTGCCATTGCAATTCGCTTGACGTGTTCAGGGTATTCGCTTCTGAAAATGTCAATCTCAGAATCACTTATTGAGGTTGATTCCTTGATGTCGCCAGAACACGAATAGTAGTGTAACTTAACTTCTTTCATACCTTCAGACCTTTATCCTGTTGCCACATATTGAACATTCGTACATCACATAGTTGTGGTCGTGACCTATCTCGCAATAGTCGTGTTCGCATAGGTCGCGAACTAATTTAATAGCTTCGTGCATTTGCTCCTCTTGCTGTTGAGCGTGCCGGAGGCGACCTTGCAAGTCCTCAACGAGCGCGCGGGTTTGTTCTTCTGTCATGGTCATGGTTCTATTACGATATTTCGGTTGGACTTACTTGACTTCATCTGATATTTGAATCCGTAAATGGTTGTAATGTAAATTTCTTTGATACCTACATACACCTCCCGGATTTGATTGTTATCTCGCAGCTGAATAACTCTTTTTGCGATTGCTCTTTCCGGATAAGACCGAATGCACTGGCTCATATTGTTCCTTTTGAATATTTATTTGTTCCGTTAATTCGCTGACAATACCAGCTTCGAGGTGTTTGATAATCCGCTGCAGGGAGTAATCATTCCAGATTTGCGGATATTGAGATAGGTGCTTCATCTTATACACCATGGCTTCGGCATACACTGCCGGTGCTTTATTGGTTCTATCAACGGGGTCAGGAGCGGCGTTCTTTTGTTCGTGCTGACGTTGACGGCTTCGCTCTTCGGAGAAATTGAACAGCCAGGACTGTATCTTTTGAACAGTGACTTTTGAAGAAGTGATTGTGTTGCGGGAATACTGCCCTATCTTCCCCCTTTCGAGTGCGAGGTCAATATCTCCCCAAGTCCAGTATCGGTACTTTGAAGAAATCAACTCATAGGACCGGTTGACTAAGTAATACAGTGCCTCTTGCTCTGTGGTAGTTTCAATCTTCTGACCGAAGTCGAGGATTAATTCTTTAATCTTTGTCTTTATCAGTTCCCGCATATCCTGTTTGTTAATATTCGATATGCGGAAGCTGTCGTAACGTTGCGTGAGAGTTCTTTCTGACATAATGATTGTGGTTAAATGTTATTCATTATTTCGTCGAGACTTTTTGCGGAAGTCTGTGATGTGGTCTTTAATTCCTCCTGCCAGTTGCGGGCATTCCACCCTCCATCTTCGTAATACTTATCAGGAGAGCCAAGGAACCGTGCAAAGGTGTGTACCTTTTCGCCTGACTCTGATTTGTAGCGCATGTAACCATCCAGTTGATTTAAGAAGTAGTCTAAGCGGTTGCGGTGTTCGAGGACAGAGACGAACTGTGTGGCTTCGCGTAGCTTATCGAAGTTGTTGGCTTCGGTAAACTTAAAAAAGGTCATAATTTTTTCAACACACGCACCTATATGTGTATTCTTCTCTTCTCTTTTCTTCTCTTCTCTTCTCTTCTCTTCTCTTATAGCATCACTTTGCATTGCATCCGCATTGCTTGTGCATTGCTTGTGCATTGCTTGTGCATTGCTTGTGCATTCGGCTTTTTGGGGTTTGTTGTTTTCATTTAACGCCTTGTCCCACCGTGCTTTAGCTGCTTTTTCTGCCCTTTGTTTACTGATTTGTTTTTTAACATTCCAGTTTTCCATGCGTCGAACGAGTGAAGGAGAGAAGAAAAATTTGCCATCTTCAATTTCAAAAAGTCCAAAATTCTCGATGATTGTCTTTAAAATCTGTTCGCTTATGTTATATTCATAAGCCAACGCGGGAATAATTACAACAGGCAGGGAATAATCCTCCTGCTCTCTGAGGTCCTCAATCAGCATCCAGTAAATACCATAACCCTGAGCGCCTAACTGGTGACGAAGCAACAGTAATTTAGGATCGCGCTTTGCATTGCTGTCATGAGGAAAATAATATGCATCTTTCTTTGTCATACAACTGCCAATTTTGAGTGTTTGATCACTTTTTTTGAGAGTAGATTCTTTGCTTTTTGAAAAGAATCGAACGGGACGTAATGACATGGTTGCCATCCGAACAGTAATGTTTTCCTCTGCACCTCATAAAAGGTTGTGAATTCATCGAGAGGAAATGTTGCGATTCGGAATTTACTCCTGACTCGCTTTAATAGTTGTGTTTTCATAACCTACCGTGGAAAAATGTTAACAATATTCTCACAAATAACCTCTCCTGAACCGCCACACACTTCACAATCAGGATTGCGGCCCTTGCAGTTGTTACATTGCTGAATTCTTTCGCAAATGACTGATCGCGTTGCGCCCTTTTTTCTTATCAGTTGTCCGCGGTATTGTTGGTCTGGTGTTTGAATTTTCTTGAATAGATTAAACATGCTTGAAGTAGTTTTTAATGCGTTTAAAAATGTTTGGTAATGTGTCTTTAGCCAGGTGCTTTTTCACACCGGATGGCTCTGTGATGTATAGGTGCCAGGTTTGTTTCATTCGATATCAAACCTCCTTAATACATTTAAGATGTCATTAATGGAATTGTCGTGAGTAGAGAACAGAGTAAATTCCAACCCTTCGAAATGATCACTTGCATTGACAGTCAAAAAATTATCGTCAACAACAATGTGGAGATTATGCATAAATGGATGATTGATTTCTTTTACCCACCAGTAACCTGATTTATCGTCGGAATAGACTTTTTTAAATCCAGAACTTTTTAATATATCAGCTTTACTGGGAAGAGTTATTTTAGGTGGTTCAGGCAGCAAATCCTCAACAGAGGATAATTCATCTTTGGTTCCTGAAACCCAATCCCAATCAACAGGACTCCACCCATGAAACCGATTATCCTGGTCAACTTTGCGTTTATTACAATTACTACACACGTAATAATCATTGATACCCATGGTTTTAATTAAAATCCATTTGTGTAGTCCTATTTTACAGAGTAGTTTCATCATGCCTCCACAAAATTTTCCTTGTACCACTTCATAAAATTATCAACACTCATTTTGTAGCGTGTACCACCTTCGAGTGTAACTGGTATGGTGCCGGCTTCAACGCGGCGGTAGAATGTGCGAGTTGACCAGTTGACCAGTTTGCAAATAGCAGAGGCGCTTAGCATGCCATTTTGCGAGAGTGCATCGACACGTTGCCGGAGCGTTGTGTCGGTTTCGATTTCTTCCACAACCGCTTCTACCCTTGCGAGGCGGCTGATCAGTTCTTGTAAGTCGGCCTGTTTGACCATTACTGTTTCCGTTGATATTCCTGTCATGATTACTGATTGTTTGGATGTTGGTAGGTATTTTTGTTCTTCTCTATCTGAGAAAGAGAGTAATCCAGTTCAGCATCTTTGTCCTGAACGGTTGCGCCGATTGCCCTAATTCCTTCGGCTCCAAAATCTTTTTTTAGATCGTCCGGGATGGTTTTGAGAAAGTCAATTTCGGCCTTTGCAGTGTCGATAATTGTGTTCAACAGCCCTCTGACTTCCTGCGCTGTTTTAACGTCAATTTTGCCATCTTTCAGCATTCCGATAGCTCCCAGAGCTTCGGTTCTGACATCGGATAATGTTATTTTACTCATTGTGCTTTCTTTTGATTATTAATAACTCTTGTTAATTCCTTCTTTACACCAATAAGCTGCCTTACTTCGGGAGGATAACGAAGCCAGGAATTTCGGAGAACATTCTCGGCCCTGGTAATCATTTCAAGATTATTGATGTTGAAATTCCGCTTGTTACCATCTTTGAAAATCACTATACAATCAGGCGGGATTGGTCCGTTGTGCTCTTCATATATCTTGCGATGAAGGAGGACGAACTTTCCTTTTTCAACCCTTACCTCCACATATCCTTCTTTACTGACTCGCTTGTAACCGTTGTAAGTGGTGTTGTGTGGCTCATGGCCTTTTTTAAACCACCCCTTTTCGCTTCCGGGGTGTCGCAATCCTTTCATGCCCTTATTCCAGGCAGGCAAGCCTCTTAATCCCTCACTCTTTCGGCGGCAGAATTCCGGGTCTTTGTGAAGATCCTTTGTTATTTGTGACTTAAAGGCTTCGCTTTTCTTCAATCCTAACTGAAACGCCATATTGCGAACCTGCGACAATCTAAGATTAAGTACTGATGCAATGTCAGCGGTAAGGGTATCGGCATAACATTTGCGCAAATATTCCTTTTCTTCTTCCGTCCAATAATGTTTACCAGGCATACCTTACTTATTTTTATACATCTCAATAAAATCTCTAACTGTCTTAACCCCGATATACAGGGTGGTCACTACCATTGTAGCCAGTATCAATATGTGAATGATTGCATTAAACATGGTAATCCTCCTTTCTTCTGCCCTGTCGGGCTGTTCGGTTTATATTGCGAGAAGCCACCGGGCGCGCTGCCCTTACGGCAGGAGTATCGAAAACAACCTGAACACCTGTTATCATCAGGAATGCGAATATTGCAGGAGCGGCATGATGCCTGATTGCTTTTGATAGTTCGTCTTTAGTGCAGATAGCGTGGTAGATGAACCACTCGCGAACGAGATCCGTTTCCTTGCGGATGCTTAATTTATCGTAGAGGTTGCGATACAACTGATTGACTGTGTGATAACTTCTGTCCAGCTTAACCGCTATCTCTTTTTTTGTGTATCCCTGCACTACGAGTGCCCAGATTTGAGCTTCGCGGGGTGAAACAAGTGCTTTCATAGCTTTCCGTCTGATTGTGCCACCAACCTTGATAACCGTTGGTGTAATTGAATTCGCTTACTGAACTTGGTTGTAGTCTTAAGCTGTTGACGAACGTCTCTGATTTCAGCATTAAGGGGCTTCACGATAGCCTTTTCGATGCGTGGCCTTGATATAGCTTCGAGACAGTGAGCGGGCATAAGTAGGACAGACCGGAGTTCGCACTCATTAGGTTCTAACCTTACATTGTAAAGTCTGTGGTGGTCTTTTTGATTGACATGAGTAATGCGGCCTTTTGTGCCGATTATTCCTGAAGGGATGTCTTTCGTTTCAGGAATGGCGGTTACTCTTACGAGGTCGTGTTTTTGAAACATAGCGTGAGGTGTTTAATTGATTATACATTAGGCAACCTCTTGACCGAGTTGCTTTAGAATTGCTTTAATTTCATTGCACTGGTTTTTTGTTAGCCACAAATCGCCACGCATAGCGAGATAAAAGGTATTGGGTGCTGTCCAACCCTGACTGGCCATTACTGCGTGACGGAATTGAGGTTGAATATTGCGGGGGAGACTATCGTAAACCTCCCTGAAATCGTACTTCGCTTTGTGTTGGAGAATCTTAATCATTGGCCTTGTCTTTTAATTTAAAATCTAACCTAATTCTGTCGAGTTGTAGTTTAACTATATCATTTCTTTGCTTTAGATATCCGCTGTATCCACACTACATTTTAAGATGTGTTACACCGGATGATCGCGGAGTATCTCAATAACCACCGCTGTATCCACACTACACTTTAAGATGTGTTACACCGCCATCTTCAAAGTTTTCCTCTGGCCGCCCGCTGTATCCACACTACACTTTAAGATGTGTTACACCTCGGAATTTTTTGAACTAAAATTTAAACCCAGCTGTATCCACACTACACTTTAAGATGTGTTACACCGAAAAATGCTTTCGGTAGGTAATTTGCTCAGCTGTATCCACACTACATTTTAAGATGTGTTACACCGTTTGGCGTGAGGTTTAAAGAAAGGGCCTGCTGTATCCACACTACATTTTAAGATGTGTTACACCATAGGTGGACGTAACTAATTGAAAGTGTGGTTTTCGAGTGGGATTATACCCCTCAAATCGAGGCTGTACAGCCAGCCCTTTAATATTTGTTTTCATATAGCAAATTCGTGTTATTGCACACATTCAAAGAATGTGTTACTTTTGAACTGTGAATGTGATACAAATATAGGCCAAATTTGTCTGTATGTCCAAATTTTTTGGACAAAAAAAGCAGCCAAATTTGACAAATTGTTTTTATATGGCTATGAATGAACGCTTTAAAAGAGTGTTAAAATCGACAGGGATGTCGAAAGACAAACTGGCAGATGTTTTGGGAGTAAGTTCCAGAACACTAAAGAGAATAGAGGCCGGAGAAGTAAGTACGGTAAGCATAGAAATGCTGGCAACCTTACGTCAGCAATTCAATATTGATTTAAATGCTCTTTTCTCTAAGGAGTATAACAACGATGACAAAAGTGTCCCTCATCAGGCCAACGATAATCCTATAAAATATGGAAGCATTCCGGATCGATTTGCAAAACACCTTGAAGAAGAAAACAAGTGGTTGAAAGAACAAAATGAGAAGCTGTTGAACATGATAGCTAATAAGGGGGCAGACGAGAAAACACATGTGCGCAACTCCGGATAGTGCATACAAGATATTGATTTAACATTTTAATACAATAGAACAATGAAACAATTATTTCTAATATTATTGTTTAGCATTGCAATAGTCAGTCATTCAAATGCTCAGGATGCACCTAAAAGAAGTACTAAGGCAATAATCGAATACAACAATAAAGGCGAAGCACTTCAAGAAATAGCCTGGATATTATCTGAGAAAGGATTTTACTTTGAGGAAGTGAATGAGACAATCGGAATAATGTCAACCGGAATATTAGCGGATGGAAAAACAGAATACAGATTGAATGTAGTTGTTGACGGCGAAGGCAATGCAATGATAACAGGTCAGTACCGCGTTGATGTAATCGATAACAAGTTCACCATCATAGAAAATAGGGGGATGAATGGCAGTCCTGTAAAGAATGCCTGGAACATATTAGAAGAAGTGGCAACAGAAACAGGCATGCCTGTAAGATATGAATAACATTACTTCGTGACCACTTGCGTGAGGTTGTGAAGAAAGGGCCGGCTGTGTGGTTACAGTCGGCCCTTGTTATTTCTTATCAGTTAACTTTTGAGTTAACCGGCTCATATCATCAGCAAGCTTTTGGCGAGTGATACGTGCGTAAATCTGCGTTGTTGACAGGTCGGAGTGTCCCAGCATACGCGAAACTGTTTCGATAGGCACACCGTTTTCGAGTGTTACCGTTGTGGCGAATGTGTGACGCGCCACATGGGTAGTGAGTTCGATAGGTATATTACAGAGTGCCTGTATCTCTTTAAGGTAACTGTTCATTCGCTGATTGCTGGGGATTGGCAACAGCCGGTCGCTCTCCTGGTCGTTGTGCTTCTGAACAATTGCGGCGGCTTGTGGCATTAAGGGTATGGCGCTTTCCTCTTCGGTCTTTCGGCGATTGGTAATGATGAACATGGTGCCGTTATGGATATAGAAGTCCGTAGGGGCCAGCTTGCGCACATCGGAATAAGCAAGTCCGGTAAAGCACGAAAACAGGAACATATCTTTTACAACCTGAAGCCGGTGGTTCGGCATATCCTTTTCAATAATTGACTGAAGATGTTCCCAACCGAGGTACTTTCTTTTTACTTCAACAGCTCGCGGCATCTTAAAGCGGGTGTACGGATTCTCATTGATGTGCCCGGCATCTATGGCCTTATTGATAAACCGCCGCAACAGGGCGTGTTTCTTCCTTATTGTATTGACGTTGTAATTCTTACTGAATAACCACGCGTCAAACTCCCGGATGGTTTCAATATTAATCTGATTGAACTGCTCAATCTTTGCGAATGACTGCATCAAATTAACGAAACTGGACAGCTGCCTGTGTGTTTCCGACCTCAGTCGGGCATCATATACGATGCTACGGCAAAAGGCCGTAAAACTGCCGTAATTTTGATTTTTGAGAATTTTGGTGACGGCATCGAGAGAGAGTGACAGATTATTCTGCCTGCAATGATATTCGTATTCGTCCAGTTTGGCAACCATATCGCGCAACTGGTTGTTGTACTCAACCTTTTTGCCGACCTTGGTAAAATGGTATTGCGGGTGCCACTGTTCTTTTGTGACTGAGATACCTGTACTGAAGTACCTGGCCTTTCGGTTAATGGTTACGCGTAGTTGTACCAACGCGGTGCCGTCCTCCTTATACCCTTTGCGGGCATGGATGAATTTGTAGTGCAATCGTTCATTCATAGTTGTACCTTTGAGTTATTAAGTAATCCTTAACAACTGAAATACGGTACAACAAATGTAGATTATATTTCTATTCGGTACAACACGGGTACAACTTTTGTGAAAACAACTGTCTGTATGTTCGATGTCACCATTTTTGAGAATCTCCACTTATGTGACGGTTATGTGATTGAGGGTGACAAAAAAAGCCTGTCGGGGGTTGACAGGCTTGTGATCCCGGGAGTATAAGAACCACCCCCTTATTCATTGGCTTGCGCTTACATCGGTACAACAAAAGTACAACAATCAGGAATCCTTTTTTTTATCATCATCAACACCTAATTTGTTTCTGAGGATGTCGGATATACTTGTAAGAGGTTCCCATTTTGTTATTCGGTAACCGTTTTGGAGGATTGAAAATAATAGAATTCCTGCGATAAACCAACCAATAATTTTGTAGGTAGATACCAACTCCTGACTGAAGACAGTATCCCAGGCATACGCACCGAGGATGAGAACGAGTGAAAGTACCATGCGCGGGATTGTGGTATTCCATACAATCCGTGCGCTGAAGCGTTGGCCTTTTAACTTTTTTGCAGCGAGGTATCCAAAGACCGTATCTGCAATAAAAAAAATGATAATGAGATGAATAATGTCTTTTACGGGGAGAAAGTAACCCAGGAAGGATGCGAATAATCCTGTGAGGGCGGCCCATATCTTTGAGCCAAGTTCTTCGAGGATTTTAAAAAACATAAGTGCGTGAGGTTTTGTGGTTATTTAAAAAGTTTAAATGCGGCGAATCCGCCGTATATCGTTTTATCACCTATCTTCATGACATCAATTCCATACATGGCCCGGCTGTTGGGCATGTATCCCAACCCTACTCGGCCGACAAAGCCTTCTCCAAATCCAATCCCGCCGGTAGCATATATCCCGGATGCCTCTGTGGTTACTTTAATAGGCTTTTCAACGATTACCGGATAGGGCTCGCGGATGGTTGTGAATTGCTTTTTAAGGACCGGTTGATACTCCCACTCTATATTGAAAAGCTTGTCTGCGTATATGTCTGCCCATATGCGCACTTCATCATTTACAATGCTATCCCGGTAATGGTTAACGGAATCGTCCGGTTGTGGCTTTTCAAACTCCCTATCCCGGTAAATTATTGAATCCTTGTAAATGGTTGTATCGCGAACGATGGTCACGGTGTCCGGGGGCATGGCTTCAATGGCGCTGATGCTGTCAACTACCGCGTTCATTTTCGCCAACTCCTTTAAGTTGTCGTTGTACAGACTCCTAAAAGTCAATCCCCAGGCTACCACGGCCAACACAACCAGTGTGGTTATTATGCTACTTAGGTGCTTCATTGTCCTGCTGTTTTGCTTCGTACTTCTTTTGCCATACCTTACCCCCAATTACTGGAGAAATGAAAACCCCTATGGCTCCGGTCATTATGGCGATGCCTTGCCAGTTAATTTCATTGCCTTTGATTGTTGCGACAATGATAGATGCGGCGGTGGCGAGTGTAAGGATTGCCGCGAGTGCGATAACTGAATACATTGCGCGGCGCATACTGGACTGTGTTAACTTCATAGCTTAATTATTAAGGGGTTAAAAAATCTTTGTACCCGTAGTGGTCGCATAGTTGGACAATAGAGTACAACAATGAATCTACATACCTTTTAAAAATGCTTTCCTTTTTTAAAAGGTCGAGGTCTGATACGTTGTCCATGAATCCGAACTCAACGAGGACTCCTGAATAATTCGGCTCTACTTTACTATTCCCGGCAATTACTGTGAAGTTGGCTTCTTTGTATAATTTATCGGGAGAATACTGCCTCCACCCCATTTCCGGAAAATCCTTTTTCAGGTTTTCTGAGAAAGTATTGGCTACGAGAATGTCCTGCGCTTTTGGATTTTTGCGGACAAACAACTCGTTACCGGATGCCTTGCCTCGTATCACTTTAGGTGCTGCATTGTTATGCAAGCTGATGAGGATAGGATGCTTTACTTTATCGCTGTGATGATTCGCGATGTTTACGCGAGTAGAAAGGCCTGGTTCGCGGTCGGTGGTTGCTGTGAAAGCATACGGAATATCCATATTGGATAATTCCCTGGCAAGTGCATCAACAACTTTTTGAGAATATTCCCACTCCACGAAAGAACCGTCCGGGGATGCTTTACCCCGAACATTCTTTCCATGTGCGCGATCTAATATGAATAAGAGTTTACCCATTTCCTTCAATCATTTTAACGGCCTGTCCGCAATAGAGGATAGGCATAACCGCAAGTGATTTCTTAATAATTGTCACATCTTCGGCGGGCACATCAATAGCACCTTTCGCCTGACGGATCTTTGAGGCCAGTTCGTAACGCTGTAACTTTTCTTCCCAGCTCATTTTCTCCTGTTCGCCTCCTTGTAACAGGGCGGCTGAACATACAAATGCGAGGGTTACATTGTTCTTTTTGCCTTCCTCGTACTGCTCAACAATAGGGTTTCCGGAAAGGTCTTTGAGTTGCTTTGTGAAATTTACTTTCATGGTTGTGTTGTGTTTTAAAGCCCCTCTAAAAAAAGAGGGGGTGTGGTTAAAAAATTAGTGCTGCCAAAATGGCTAATAGAATTACACCGCCTATGATATAAGGGGTGTAGTTGGTTTTACTGTCTTTGGATTTAGAACAACTCTCGCCTTGCGGTTGTCCGTTGTTGTAGTGATGTTGCTGTCTCATAATCTCTAATGTTAATTTTATAATTGTATTGTTTCTGTTATTGGAGAATAGCCAATAGCTTCACCATTATATTCAATTCTAATCCTATAATTATTCCCTGCTTCTCTTCTATTAAGGTCGGTTGTTATTGAATGTGTTATATAAGAGTTTGGTGAAATTGAAACATTAAAATATCCACTTTCTAAAACTCCTTCAGGGCCGTAATCTTCCCAAGTAAACTGTTCAACTCTGGTCGTATCACTTGTATTATTTAGTTTAAATTCCCAATGTATTGATGCGTTTTCATATGTTTTTCCTGGTCTAACATCAACTGTTGCTGGTGAATGTGTTACCGTAGTTGTTGAAAAAGGAATGGGTAAAACATTAACAGTAACGGTCACACTTCCATCTTCAATTGGATTTCGCTTAGTCCAATCGTGAGTAATGGAAGAACGAGTATAATAATAAGGTTGAATATTGATTACTTCATTTGTTCTAAAAATGTAATTTATATTTTTTGTTAGTGGAAAATTTGATAATATATACTCTGTAATACTGCCATCTTCCACACCATCAATGACCAATCCAACGCCAAGAAGACTATCACCAGCACTATTTTTATAAACATGATGATTTCCATTTTCATCTAACGGGGACATTTCACCAATTTGCATTGTCACTAATATAGTTGTATTAGTGTTTTTTTCACCTTCAATTGTTTTATTTTGTTGATGTTCATATATGTAAGTAGGGGGTTTAGCCTCGTGATTATACAAACAGAAATCTCCTATACTAAATGGGGAAACCCCATTTGGCTTAAATAAAGCCCATTGATTAACATTAGGAGAAGAGCAAAGAATTGTTGCCTTGAGACTACCTTCACCTAAGACATTCCCGATTAAACTAAAGGGCAAAACCTCAGCATCTACTTTCATTGCATCTACCTTGGTAACAAGTGAGGGTAATTCGTAATTTGCAATAAAGTAATCTGCATCCCTCAGTGTTTTTAAGGGGTCGATTGTTATTGATTTAACCGCCATATCACTCTCCTTTTACTCTTTTAGAATTATTCTTTTCATAGTAGTCATCCAGAATTTTATCTGTGTCAGCGTAGGCGACAACGTTATCGAAAGGGCCGCCATTCACTGTCATAACATCGATAGGCTCTCCGTGAAACATTATCTCTTTATCGGTCAATAATTCAACCGACCCTTTGTTATCCATTTCGATAACTTCAATTTGGCCTTTACATACTATTATCTTCATATCAATTTACTTTTTTTTTCAAGTTCCTGAATCCGTTTACTTTGATCTTGTATTATTGCGTATAACTCCTGAATGCCTTTTGTTGCTACCGTTGCTGCATACTCGCTGTAATTGATAGATAGATAGCTGTCTTTTCCTTCCTTACCTGATACGAATTGAGGGAACTGCTTTTGCAAATCCTGAGCGAGTAGTCCTGTTCTTACCTTCTTATCCTCGTTGTCGTTACGTGTGTAGTCGTATATTGTGAGGGCGTTGATTTTTTCAAGGGTACTTTCGGTTGGATTGATAATGTCTTTCAGGCGTGCATCGGAGTAGGCGGTTACTTCGCCGGAGGCAAGGATGTTGCCGTTGACATCGAGTGCTTCGGTGGGGGATAAATTGTCACCGACTCTTAATCCTGTGTTATTTATTCTTGCTTTATATACACCATTTAAATAAAAATCAATTTTTTCCTTCCACAAAAATACCGCCGCGCGAGTTGCATTGTCAGCTAGATTACGTATACTAATACCTGTAAAATGAGAATCACTATCTGAATTTATTTGTAAAATATTATTATTACCTAATTTAATATTCCCGTTAACGTCTAATGCTTCAGTAGGTGATAAATTGTCACCGACTCTTAATCCTGTGTTATTTATTCTTGCTTTATATACACCATTTAAATAAAAATCAATTTTTTCCTTCCACAAAAATACCGCCGCGCGAGTTGCATTGTCAGCTAGATTACGTATACTAATACCTGTAAAATGAGAATCACTATCTGAATTTATTTGTAAAATATTATTATTACCTAATTTAATATTCCCGTTAACGTCTAATGCTTCAGTAGGTGAAGTTGATTTTCCAACAGACAACCAACCACTTGTATAGTCGTTTGCATCGGAACGTAAAAACTGACTACCCTGTAACCCATCTAATTTATCACTGTCGTCACTATAACCACTCCTTAACTTTCCCCACGCAATCCCTGAATAATACCCTGCGTAATATGATGATACAGTGCCCCCAGCTAAAGAACCTTCAATTGCACCACCTTTAAAGACTGAATAATTTGTATCAGAATAATAACACATTAAAGGTGACGATTTTAGCATTAATTCAGAAGCTTGATAGCCGTCTAATTTATCAGAATCCGCAGCCTTAGCCGTCTTCCCCAGATAATTCAACCCAACCCAACTCTCCGTAGCAATGTTATCTCCACCTATTTTCCAGCGATTGTCTGTTCCGTAAAGCAACGAACTCACTACACTCGTGCCGTCATACACATCAATACCGCTTGCGACAGTTGCAGCATCCTGTGTTCGATTTAATTGCAGACGTGCGTCATCTACTGTGATAACATCTGCTACCCAATGATTTACAGTGCCGTGAATTATTAAATCATTGACTATAAAATCCTGATCACTTGCTCCTCCTTTTACGTGATAGTTATTGCCTACCCATGTCTGAGTTGCATATCCCTGAGAAGCATGGTCTCCCCACCCGTATGCAGTCTGGCCGTTATTTATCCTGCTGTCGTTGCCTTGTGCCACTGTGCCGGAGGCTGTGCCGAAGTTTTTATTAAAGGCTGTGTTTTTTGTGAACTTCGCTTCAAATTGGCCGGTCGCCCAACTCTCCGTTGCTACTGCATTGCCTCCTTTTTCAAGCAATCCGGTGAAATTCCAATCTCCGGAGGGATTGTAATTGGCTGTTTCATCAAATCCCTGACCAACTGAACCATCTATCTTTAATACACCGTTGTCGTTGATAAGGCCAGTGCCTACGGGTATGGCTTCGAAAATTGAGGGTAAATTCAAACCTGCGGAAGCAAAAGCTACAACATCGTAATTACACACAAAAGGAAGCTTTGCGCGAATAAGAGGATTGCCTCCATTCTCTTCGTAAACGAACATATCAGAAAGTCGTTCAATCTCAGATATCTTATGCGTGTGCTCGAGAGGTGGATACAAAGACGGTTTATTTCTTACATTTTCCCAGGTCGGCAGTACTGTGCTACCTGATGCATTCAGCGTGTCGGAAGATATCTTATTGTCGTTGTCGGGGTCTGCATTATAAGATATAACCACATTACTTACAATCGATTGTTCTTCATACTCAAGAATCTCTACAAAGTCGCCGGATACGGTATTCTCATATAAATCCCAGGTACCTGTTTTGGCCCAAAAGTTTGCTTGATATAAACCCTGATTTTCTACATAGATAGTATTCAGGCGATGGAATGAATGTTTCAATTGACCTGAAAGAATCTGCCTGGTCTTTCTGTTGTTGGAAGCGACGGTGCGAAGCAGTATTTCAGAAAGGTCATAATTCTGAGTATCATTAATATGCCTCCATTCGGCAATAATCGTCCCGTCCGAAGCCCTTTTGGCAGCAGGGAACATTCGTTCTCGGTTAGGTAGGTCAGGAGCACCTGCAACGAACTCTTCTTCCAGTTCGTTAATCACATGGTCTGCGAGTTTGAGGTCGTAGTTAACGAAGGCAGGGACCGAGATACTATCATTCTCAATGTTTGGGAAAACATTGATTTCATTTACAACAAAAGTAACAGGCTCGCTGTACATATCGACAGGCTTGTACCAATCGATTCTTAAGTTTCCGGTTATAGGTATTTCAGAGAAAATGAAATTGTGTTCAATAACCGTATCGCGAACGAACGTGACATCGAAGTAGTATTCTGAAACGGCAGAGCTCCATCCATTTTCAGTAAGATAATAAGTAGTTGTGCCGTCGCTGATGGATATGGTTATCTGAGAAAAAAGCTGATTGATAAGAACACCGTCTGAGCGCTTATCGAATACCGCCTTAAGACTGTGCCTTAATCTTGTTTCTTCGGTGGATGCCTCTACAGGTACACTCATATAAGCAGCAATGCCCGGTGTGGAACTGTCGCCTCCAAACAGGATATTGATAACATCAGAGCCGGCACCTGACTGGAATGATGTATGCTCAGTAACCGGATGGAAATAAATCAGCGGTTGATTCTTTCCGAGGTCTTCAGGAAGAATATTATCACGCCTGTATAACTTATTCGATAACTTGATGTGATGAATCCTACTGTCTATCTTCCGAGAAAGATAACCAACAGGCCAAGCACCATACTCCACATCAATAGTGTACTTGCTGAAGTGTGTATTCCCGGAACGGATATCAACAGGTCGAAGCAATACCCAATCTGATTCTATCTGAGTAATGTATGTATCTTCGGGGCCGTAGGAATGCAGTAAGCAATTGATAACTTCATAACACTTCTTAGGGCCTTTGTCATCATAGAATATATCACAATTGGAATATGAATTTTCCAAAGCAGGCATCATTACGCCGTCAATATCTACACTGATATCGATGTAATTGACAAGCGGAAGTGTAAGACCTGTCTTTGAAAGGATGTGCGAGATAATATCAATATCTTTGTGAAAACCTTTAAGATCGAAATCGGCTTTTTTTAGCAAGCCAAGTCCATCGACCGCCGACAATTCGATATCGAAAGGCGGATAAATGTAAGGATCTTCGTACTGCTCCGGAACCAGGAACCCTGAAAACAGTGTAATTAGATTTTGCACACCGTATTCGATTGCCACTTCAACCTTAAAGTGACGCGGATCTTCGGAGAAGAGAGAAATCATTCCATCCACTTCGTCGGTTTCGATAGAGAAGTTAAGCGCCGAACCGATAAAATGTTCGTTGTTGCTCTTCTCAATAGTCGGCGGGTTGTTGCCCATCTTTAATTCCACAGGCGTATTAGTTTCCAAAACACCATTTTCAGAAATCAGGACAAACCCATAACGACTATATTTATCGCGAAAAGGAATTCTATATACCGGACCGTAACTCATATCTTAAGTTCTTACATTTTTTCTCTGATTCTCAGTATCGATAACGGCAACTAATTCTCTGCCCTGCCCTTTAAGCGTACCACTTACATTAACATTAATTGGCTTCGCCTCGGCTCTTTGAGTTGTTCCGCGAACATCTACTGTACTGGATGTATTACCATATCCTCCCGAAGAAGAAGGAGTGGCACCCGAAGAAGCTCCACTGGCAGCACTCTTTAAGCTTGACTTAACAGCAGTACCAAGGGCCACAAGTGCAACACCGGCGGCAATGGCAGCAATAGGGTTAAGAGATTGCAATGCCCGTTTAATTCCTTCAACAGCCACACCGGTAGCAATAGCCGTCTTACCTACATTAATGGCAAGGTCGGCAAGTGTACCCATCACGAAATTTCCGAAATCGGCAAGTGAGCCGGAACCGGCAAGCATAGCCCCGAAGCTTTCAGCGAAACCAACAACCAGGTCGGTCATTGTTGCATTAATCATTTCAGAGAGATTATCAAATATGGCACGCACCTGTCCGGCACTCTCTTCGAGCAAACTGGTATCAATAGCAGGCATGGGGGCAAGTGACATGGTATCAATAGAACCGGTATCCACCGAAGTACCTGTGGCGGTCATCATACCGGCAGCCTTAATCTGGTCGTACATGGCCATCTCTGTTTCGCGGATTGCCTGTTGCTGTCGTTCGTACTCCCTGTTGAGGCTTACCATTTCAGAAATCATTGTTCGCTTCATTTTAAGCGACTGCATCTCTAATTGATTCACCTTTGCTTTTGCTTCAGCCAGTTCGCGGTCATCTTCCCGAAGATTGTTTCCGAGTGCTTTCTGCTCTTCAACTATTTTAGCCCGTTCACGGGCAATGCGTAGTTCATCCTGTAATCGCGCCTGCTCTATGTTCATTGCCTGTTGCAACGCCCTTCGGCTTTCTTCCACATCCTTATCGCGCAACTCCTTAGAGCGTGCCCTGAAATACTCAATCTGCTTCTGCCTTTCAGAATTAACTTCGATAAGTTTTATCTCTTCATCTTCGAGCTCCTGCAAGCGTTTACGAAGATTACTTGCTGCTTTGCCTTCCTCCTTAATTTCCTTAGCAACACCCTTAATGCTGTCACCCACTTTTTTCTGTTGCTCAGGAGTGAGACCGGTACCAAGCTGGGTCATAGCCCCAGCAAAATCGGCGGCGGCTTCTTTGGCAGTACCGTCGAAAATACCTTTAACAATATTCCAGGCACTTTGAATAAGCTTAGGAACAGCGGCAATGCGGTTGACGAATTGCGATTTAATGAACTCCCACAAATCTTTAACCGTCTGCTTTGGGTTTGTGAAGGCATCAACAATAGACTTACCCAATGCCGAAGCCCTGTCAACGATAACAGAGAACACGGCACCGATGGCATCCATGGCGCGCTTAAGCATATCGGAACCCTCTTTAGTGCGCGTGAAGTAAGACATTAGAGAACCGAGCGCAACGATAAGCGCCCCTATACCAGTAGATACAAGGGCAACTTTAAGAATCTTAAGTGCTTTGGTAAGGACACCTGAACCAGTGGCGGCACCTGTCATGCCTGCCTTCATGGCTCCGAGTCCTGCGGTGAATGTTTGTGTTTGTGCGGTAATGGCATCGACATTGACACCGAATGCCTGGGCGAATTGCGAGAATGCGGAAGAACCTTTCTTTTTGAAATCCTGAACCGCACGGTCGCCCTCCTTCATTCCCTTCTTGAACTTAGAGGTATCTGCACCAAAGCGGACTTTCAGATTTGTAATGACGTTGCTCATTGCTTAAAGGATTTCAAAAGGTTCGTTAATCTTGCCGCCTGCTGTTCTTCCGTAACTACTTCGCGCGGCTTGTGAGGTTTGTTCTGTTCTTCATCCCATGGGAATTTCCAAAGGTCTGAAGGTTCTTTTATCCGGTCCTTTCTGTTCACCTGAATATTGAATAGTTCGATAGTCTGAAGCCTGATGAGTTCTGCCCGTTCTCTGCGGTTCATTTCCTGCTCTTTGCGAAAACCATGAAGCTTTAGGAAGAAATCGCGAAGCCTCATTTTTCCGAACTCCACAGGCGACAGGTTGAGAACACCAAATGCCAGTGCTTCAAAGTATTCTATTCGGAATGCTTCCGTGTTGTGAACATCTTTATCAGGCTCTTTTTTTTTGTCTGATATTCCTGAGGTATCTGAGCATATACCTGCTTACTGTATATCTCAAAGAATACACCTACCAAGATGGGATTGAGTCGCTTCGAAATATCCTTAATGCTCAGGTTGAATTTATTCCCGTCAGCTTCTTCCCCTTCTTTGATGCAAGCCCATATAAGCACTTTCACTTCATTGATACGAAAGCCTTTAATATCATCGAGAGCCGCAAGATCTGACCTGCCTGTCAAATCGCAGAATGTGACAAAGGAATCCCAGTTCGCCTCAATTCTGAATTTCTGACCGTTTGGAAAATGTAAATAATCTGGTGTCATGGTTGTGTTGTGTTGAAAGATTGAAAAAAAGATTCCACCGACCCCGGTAGCTGAGGCCGGCAGAATATTGATATTATACTCCGGCAACTACAGTATCAGGAGTGAAAGCCTCTACACCACGGAAGTTGACAGAATAAGTGGCTTCGTTCTCACTGTCTGAATTTTCACTGTAACCGGTAACAATTACCTTCCCTTTAAGAACAGCGTCACCATCCTGGTCACCTCCGTAAATAAAGTTCAACTCACCTCCGGCGGTTGCAAGGGAAATGATGTCTGCTTTAGTCAGTTCATCTCCCGTGTCTCCATCTTCGGCAAGCATGACCAAGCCTTCAGCAGAAAACTCATAACCATAACCGGTTACTTTAGCTTTCTTGAACCCCTTGTCGACTTTGGTGATTGACTCTTTAACCTCAGGAGTAATATTGAAAGTATTGGCAGTAGTCCCTGCCAGGTACTTTTCGACTCCGGCATCATCGATGCGGAATAAGATGTTGTATCCAAATGCGGTTTTCATGGCTTACAAGTTTTTGGTGTTAAATGTGAATTGCAGTTCGCTGAAATATGCGTTATCCTCCGGATCGTAATCGATGTTAATCTCTCCGGTGTGGAGCTTTTTAAAAGTGGTGCCGGAAATGGTTGACCCGGCTATATCGTTAAGCGCACTCACAACCTGATTGGAAAGTGTGAGCGTCTGTTCGTAAGTGCGACTGATAACAGAAAGCATACCTGAACCCTCATAACCCACAACTCCCCGCTTGGTGCGGACAGGGTTGTGACGTTCACCAACTACGCACACAGGTAGTGTTTCGGACAAATCAGCATTGAGCGAGTAGGCCGGAACAATAGGATTGATGGTTGCTATGAGTGCTTCAATTATCATCTGACTGCGTGTTTCTGTAAAAATTTCACGGTCTCCGCTTCGAGTTCGTTCTCGATAGTCTGCTGTACCTGGTCTTGTGTGGACTCCCAACTGCGCTCAACAAAGAATTTCGGGCGGATGCCGCCTTTCCAGTTGGATGAAACAGTGCGGCGACCACGCTGAAAACTGTGAGAAGCAGCCCTGTTATTGAGTGTTCCGTAGTTCTGCCAGTATGCTTTCATGTATGCCGACATGTGCTTGCCACCACGAAAACCAACCGATATAGAAAGATTGCGACTTCCTCTTCCGGCTTTAACGCCAATGCCTTTGCGCGTTTCTCCCGTATCTTTAGGCGTGTTCTTTCTAAGCGTGCGGGTGAATATGCGGGCACCTTTTCGGAACGTGGAAACCATCGGTTTCTTGGCATACTTAGCCGGGAGCTTTTCGAAGATATCTTCGAGGCTTTCTGCTCCTGTGAATTCCAGTTCTGTAAATGCCATTACTCTACAATTTGAAGCGCCTGAATTTCGAGCCAGGTGCGCGATTTGTTGTTGATATTCCTGATGTCGTAATTCTTTCCATCTACCACAACGCGATGACCGGCTGTGAGTGTTGGAATGGGGCGACAGGTGATAGTGATACTTGTTTGAATGACATCGCGGTCGTGCCCGGTATCGTCTGCCTCTTCAGCAATCACCTTTGCATACATTGTCTTAAGGTCTGTCCATGATTCTATCTTCTGCCCGAAAGAGTCTTTCGTTGCAGTGCGAGTCTGGAATGTGACTAATGTTCGCTGTTGGATTGCATCCATTACCTTACATCTTTGAATTCAAACATATTGATGACCAGTTGCGCTGAACTTGGAACGATGCTCTTTTTTTCAGCGCTTACCTCTTCGCGATTCTCATACATGTGAGCTACCATGGTTAATATTGCCCACTCTATCAACTTCGGTACGTCTGCGAGATTGGCATGGCCGGCGGTGAAAGTAATCTTTACATTGCCGGGTGTTCCGTCTGTTCTGGGCCAGTCCTCACCGCGAAGTGTTAATCGTGCCGGGCGAGATACGCTGTCAATAACCAGATTGGAAATGTCAACAGTCTGCTCAGTGCCTTCAGTATCGCGATACTTTATTGAAGTGACTGCGGAAACGGGGGACCGGTACAATCGAATGACATCATCGAAAGAATCAGTGCTGAACTCAATAGATGATTCACCAATAACAATCCCTGTCATCTCAGTGAATCGCTGGCAAGCGGCTGCGATGTACACCTGCAACAAAGTATCATCATCAGTGCCGTAGATGAAGCAATGTTTCTTTACTTTATCCAGGTCAACGATTGATGTCGATTGTGTAACAGTCCTGTAACCCATTATTCAGACTTCAAGAATTCGAGAATATTTTTTTTCATGGCATCACCGATACCCTTCAGCATTGTGAGGTCATCGTGATTGAGAACATCCTCAACAGTTGTGAGGCCAGCTTCAACGAGGATATCGTGAGCGGGACAGTCGGCGGGCAATTCATTACCGCTATCAGATGGAACAGCAGGTGTTGAAGTTGCCGGAGCGGGGTGAGTTATCACCACATCAGCAGGAGCCGGACTGTAATCAGCAGCAATACCGAGACGAATTAGAGAATTCGCTTTTGCCTTCTCCATCTTCACAATCTCATTAATGGTATAACTGAAGTTGAGACCTGCGTACGACTGATTAAATTTTACTGTTTTCATAATTAACGATTTTAGAAATAACCCCCCGGCACGTTTGCCAGGGGAATTATTTACCTATAAATGAACGATGAATAAAAAAGAAAATTAAGCAGCGGCGTGCAACAGGTGCTTAATAGGATTGGTTCCTGCATCCAACAGGCGACCATCCATGCGGACAAACAACAAGAATCCTGTTGAATTCTGGTCGGCATAACGCTCGGTTAAGCGCTTAACGCTATATCCTCGAACCCTGCGAATGAGATACTTGCTAAAATCACCAAAAGCAACAGACTTGGCCGAAGCAGCGATGTCAGGCATGTCGTTGTTCACAACGAATGCTTTTCCGAGAATTGTGGAAGGCTCACCATCTCTCATGCTCTCCTGGAAGATTGGACGTTGCTGTCCGTCTTTCAGTTTCTTGATTGCCTTCAGTGTATTATCGTTGAACATCCATACGGCATTCTTACGATAATTGGCATCAACACTGTGATACAAGTCAACAAGATTGTCATAAGTGATACCATCGACAGCGGCATCAGCGCCCTTGGCGGAACCTACGGTCACACCCTGAGGTGTTGAAGCACCTGCACCGGTAGCAGCATGTTCAGCAAATGCCCTCATTACGCGAGTAACAAGCATATTACTGATAACCTGGTCGAGGTTAACGGCATTGTCCTGAAGCAACTGGTTACTGATAATAACCGGCTTACTGGAATAAGTGAACGCCTTCAGCGTTACTGCATCGAAAGTAGGATCTACAGAGGCACCGGCATCAGTATTCTCTCCCAAGATGGCACCTTTGTTCGCAGTGTCGTTCATGGTAGGATACTGAATATCATTACCGGTGTTGGTGTCCAGAATCTGAGCCACGGACATGATACCACCGAAACTCAACATAGCCTGTTCGAGAGTGTTGCTGAATCCTTCAGGAACAGTGAACCCACCTTCGGCATCGGTTCCGGTATTAAGAGCGCGTTGCTCTTCGAGGAATTCCCGTTGTTCTGAACTCAAAGCACTCATACCGCCGCGAAGATAAGACCGGAAAGCAGCTTCAATCTTTTCTTTCCGCTCTTCGGCAGAAGTCTGCTCCTGCTTCCGTTTCTCTTTGCCGGCTTTGCCACCCAGGTCGCGTTCGGCCTTTTCGAGACGGTCGATATTTTTAGTAAGTTGATCGTGTCGCTTTTCGAGGTCTTGATAATTCTTATCTTCCTCATCCGTGAAGTCGCGGTTTTCGGCCTCAGCGGTATTGATAATACCACGCATTTCGGCCTTTATACCAGCGAGAGTTTCGCGCTTCTCCTTAATAGCGCTACTATAATCAACATCGCCCAGGGCGGGAACAACAGCGAACGACAGTCCGCCAACAGCGGCAGCGATGAAGCTACCAAACAGGGCACCGACTAAGATGGCACCAATCATGAAGAATAACATCTTCTGAATACGAGAAAGTTTCATGGTTTCAAAAATTTAAGTGATTTACAAAAGGTTTAATTTTCGCCGCGCCATCTCGCGACGGTGGTATGTTTCAGCCTTTCGGACTTCCTCCTTAAAGGCTTCATAGCTTCTTTGCGCGACAGTAGTGTCGAGGTAGGCCGGTTTGGTGACGGGTGAGACATCGAGAATCTCTTCTCCTTTAATCAGTGTCCTCTTGTCGTGTCCATCGTCATCGTACTCCCACTTATCCTCTTTGCATATAAACGAGAAACTGGAATGCTGGATATCGCCCCGACGAACACTTTCAAGGAGGTCATTCCCGGTCGTGTTGTTTGGGGCTTCAAACCTGTAAAGCAATCCGGTCTCATCGTTGGTGAGTGTGAGAGTTCGGCTGATTGTCCGTGCCAGCACCTTATCGTAATTGTGATTAAACAATGCGAGGATGTCGGCTTCATTTAAGCGAATATCATCGAGAAAGCCGCGGGCAATCTTTTCGTAGAACCATCCCATAATCAGGCGGCTCCACACGTCATACTTGAAAGCGTACCCCTCAATGATGCGGCCTTCTTCTTCCGGCTGATCCGGCAAAGCGCGAACGTGAACATCTGTAGAGAAGTAACGGCGCTCGGTAGCTGGTTGAAAAGTGTTTTTATTCTTCATTGCCTTTGGCTTTAAGTTGTGATTCGGTTGTTGTATTAAGCGGGTAGTGCAGTTCGTCTGCCATTCCGCCTTTAGCGTTTAAGTCCTCTTTGGCGCGAACTTCATCAGGCGTAATAATACCGGCACCTGTAAGCTTGCTGTAATATTCACCACGGGCGGCGGCATCACCACGAAGCAGACCAGACACGTTGAACTTGCTGTACATGGGCATCCGCTTTTCTGCTTCGGTAAACAGCTTGCGGTCGAACTCACTTTCAAATCTTCGTATCCACGGAAGCAGGCTGTCCTGAACGAACTCAATCCCCTGCTGTTCGATATTGCTGAAAGTGGCTTTTTCGAGGTCGTAAATTTTGTGAGGTGGAACGCCGAGAATCCGGGCAATGTCTGACACGGAATGTTTCCGGCTTTCGAGATATTGCGCTTCATCGGGGGCAATACCTATCTTGTTTAGTTTAGCGCCGCCCTGGAGAATTGCTGTTTTGCCTGTATTCTGAGTTCCGGTATAAGCGCGATCCCAACTTTCGCGAAACCGCTCGTATTGTTCCTGAGTCATTTTGCTGGGATGCTCAACCACTGCTCCTACGTTCGCACCATTTTTGAAGAACCTCTGAGAGAACTCCTGAAGGGTGAGACTATATCCGAGACTTTGAGCGTGATACTTCAGAGGGGTGAGACCTACGATTCCATCGAACGACATTCCGAGAACGTGAATCATGTCGCGTGCCGGGAATGGTTCGCGAAACCCGTTGACGAAATAGAACATTTGTCCATCGGTCATTATCGGGCGCACCTGCTTAGGGTCACATATCCACAACCGCTTTGGCATGTAGTTACCATCGCGCTCAATGATTGAGTAAAAATTTCCATCCTCAACTAAGAGGTGAACCATGGCGGTTTGCCGGAAAACAAAAGAGGTGTATAGGTGATTTGGTTCGGTGTGTAATAGTCGGTTAACCACGTGGTCGGCAGCTTCGAAACGATTGCCGGAAGAATCTTTTTTGTAAACAGTCAACGGAAGTGCGGCAATTTGTGAAGAAAGAAGATCCACGCCGCGGAAGAAAGCTGAAACCCGCATGGCCTTGGTTGGGGTAACAGACTGACCGGAAGAGCTGACAAAACTGTCACCTCCGGTAAAGGCATTAACAACATCGGGGTCGCTGAGTGAGTTCGCCGGGTTCTCCAAGCTGCGATAACTCACTATCTCTTTCCCGAAAATGTTTAAAGAAAATGCCATATCTGTCAATTTTGATATGACAAATATGGCAGGAAATAAAGTTTATACGCAAATTATTTGTTGCAAAAGTTTTGCAAAGTGCAACTTTGGCAGGGGGGAGGGTGTCAGGGGGTGACAGGGTTATTTATTAAAATAAACAAAACCTATTTGTACAAATCCTGAATCCATCTTTTTAAACTCAATGCCTCTTATATTTCCCATCAAATTAAGAGACTCTTCAGATATATTATGGTTCAACTCATTGGGGATGATGTCTTTTAAACGGAACCGATCACCATCCATCAATCTTAAATTCCAATGGGTCAATGCAATCTCCAATCCTCTTAAGTCTCTTATATCCTCTGGAGATATAAAAGGGTCTGTCATAATCATTAAGTGTGTTTTCATAGTAACTATTCGTTTAAAGATTTTTCAATCGTCTGTAATTTTATTTCATCAAGCAGATTCATAACTCGAATGATACCAAGATAGTGAACTTATTCCGGCAACGGAAACAAAGTGAGTCCAGTATCTTTTGGCGTACCAGGTCTTTTTCCGGACTTCGGCAACGTACCCTTGCGGGTATTTTTTTATGCGGAATGCGGGAGAGGTCATTGCTTTCTATCTCTCACAGTTCTGAAACTATTGTAATTCTTGTACTTGCGCTTTCCAAAGGCGCGCTTGTACTTGCGTTCGACAGCTTCGTAGGCCTGTTCGTAAGTGGAATAATCCTGAATCATTCGGTAAAATTCGGCTGTGAATCCTTTGGCGGTGTCTAATATTTGATAATGTTGTTCCATGATTGCGTGAGTGTTATGCGGTTAATACTTCAAAAATATCATCTGATTCCGGCTGTTCGGTAAGGTATTCGCCCAGGGCCATCACTCCGGCGACTGGTCCGTCAACCTTTTCTTTACTTGCTCCTTTGTCTATCTTTTCATTGCCTCCGGCATCCCGTTTTATCTCAACGTTTGAAATCATCCAGGTGAGTACTGGATTTCCGCCGTGGTTGACTTGCTTCTTCAATACAAGTTTTTTAAACTCCTTGGTCGGAGTTGACATGCTTACAAATCCCTGCCCGAATGCTGACATCTCAATGTCATCGGACATTAAGTTGTTGACCAGCTGTGAAGAGTTCCACCGGTCGAAAGCAATCGAGGAAATAAGAACGTGGTCAGCAACACATGATTCATCGTGCTTCACTTCGCCATCTTCGACATAGTAACCAGACAGGCGGCGGCGGATGTAATCGTAATCGACAGTATCGCCGGGTGTTGTTTCAATCCAACCTTCGCGCACCCATTGTTCGTAGGGTACCTTGTCGCGCTTGGTGCGCTCGCGTACTGTCTCTTCCGGGATGAAGAACAGCGGGTAAAGATCGTGGTATTCTTCGCCAGGAAAGAACAAGAATGCGCAGGTAATATCTTCCACACTGGAAAGGTCAAGCGCACCGAAGCATTGACGGCCTGCCAGGTCTTCCCACTTTATTGGTTTCAAATTGCAGGCATCCCAGCGCTTTGATTGAATCCAAACTTCGGAGGCATCAGTCCAGACATTAAGATTTTTGGTAAGGAAGTCAACGTGCTTCGATGGGTCGTTCTTTACCCGTTCGTAACGAGAATGGAGAAAGTCTCGGGTGGTATCGATGCTATTCATTGACGGATTGGCCTTGATCCAGTTGTCGGAATTCTCCCAGTCATCCTCTTGGTCCATGCTGAAAATCATGGCAAAGATATCATCCTGCTGAATGATACCGTTCAATATCTTTTCACAAAGGTCGCGTTGAGTTTTGCAAGGGCCTAACTTATTGAATCCGGCTGTTGTTATGACAAACATCATCGGGTTTTCGCGGGCACCCATACCGGATTCAATGACGTTGTATAGACCATCATCTTTGTGAGCGTGGTACTCGTCAATGATTCCGCAATATGCGTTAAGGCCATCCTCTGTGTCACTGTCCTGACCGAGCGGTTCAAACTTCGCCATCAGTTCTTCGCTGTGCAGGTTGTTGCGAAACGGGATAACATACTCACGAAGTTCAGGCGACTTCTTGACCATGTTCTTTGCTTCATCAAAAGTAACTTTGGCCTGCTTTTGCTTGGTGGCACCGACGTATATTTCCGCGCCCATCTCGTCATCAGCAACCATCATGTAAAGGCCGGTACCAGCTGCAAAGGTTGACTTTCCATTTTTCCGGGCAACTTCAATATAAGCTGTGTGGAATCGGCGCTTACCGTTGGCTGTGTACCATCCGAATATGTTCCAAATGATGAACGCCTGCCATGGTTCCAGTTCGAAAATTTTACCGGACCATTTTCCTTTCGAGTGACGGAGATACTTCGGAAAGAAGCGGCAAGCCCGTGCGGCTTTCTTTGAATCAAAATATAATCCACGGTCGATGCCTGTTTCAAGGTCATCTAAGTAACGCTCAACAGCTTTCTTCACCAACTTACCGGTAACAATCTCACCGGAACGGACTTTAAGCGCGTATGTGTGTGCAGGGTGTTTCATCAGAAATCAGAAAAAGGTTTGTTCTTTGGTGCATCAGGAATCTTTACTTTGTGAGCACTGGCAGGAGTGATACCAAGTTCAACAGCATAACTCTTTGCATTAGCCAGGTGGGTGTTGGCATTCTTAACTCTATCTGAAATAACTGTTCGCTTATTCCCTTGCTTATCAAAAATTGTTTCATACTGTCCTTTCTCCTGAATATCAAACTGTGCCTCCCAGTATAATCCCATCTCATTAGCATACCCAACAACCATTGGCAAGTTGACTTCGTTAAGTATTCGCAAAGCAGCTAACTTTTCAGCAGTGGTTTTGTAGAGCTTCTTTGAGTGCTTATTCATGTACTTCGGTGCCGACGGTATTTTTGTAATCATTCCAAAATCCAACTCTTTTTTTATTCGGCATGGCTGGTCGGTACCGGACAATTTCTTCATTGCGTTTGGCTTCGGTGGTCTTCCTCCTGGCATATCAATATTGTTTTAATAGGTTTCCCATCTGATGAGTTTTGCATGAGTGTGCAGAAAAC